TATTTGCTCCGGTACCTAGTATTGCTTGACTGCCATCGTCATCTACTGACGGCCAGTCTGAATCGTATACGTGTTCCTTGTTCAAGTATACTTTGAAATCTGACCAACGTGGTGTTTGCATATTGCCACCTGCTTCTTCTAGCAGGAGTGCCCTTTGTCTCTTCCATCCGTCAAAGGCTAATTGCCATGATTCGTGTGTAGCCCATGTCGATGGTGCTGTACTTACTAGCACTTGTGCATCGCCTTGCGAATCGTGTACAGATATGTTAGAAATGGAGTATTCCATTCCTTGTCTGTAGAGTCTTCGATTTGTAGCAGATAAGTCCTTTGCTAAATCGATATAGTGGTCGTCACTACCGTTTCCACTATGCGCTAAACTATAATAGAGGAATCGTTGTGTTTTCATTTTCTTTGCGCGTCTTGCCATGATGTTCCACATGGGTGCCTACGCTTAAGTCTTTCTGTGTTATCATTAACATCCAATATTGCATCTAAAACGTGGTACTGCGCCCACATTGTTAGAATGTTAACCTCGGAGTAATATGACGTCCTCGGTTAACGCAACGCGTTTCTAACCCGTTTAGTCTTCTGGTTGATTGTCATACAATCCAATACCACAGTGTTATACAACTGTGTTAGAGTTGCGAATCCTAACATTTATATTTGGGTCGTATAGTCGACAGCCATGAAGCCCCCTATTGGACCTAACCAACAACGCCGCCACTTTATTGGTACTCTGCATGTAGAGCAACCGCATCTCTGGGAGACCAGAGAAGCGATTATTGAGTTTTTCATGACCGACCCTATGTTTATTGCCTTTCAAGGGCAATTTGAACGTGCTCCGTCGACTGAATCGAAGCATCTTCAGTTTTCATTCGATATTACTAAGAATACACGCCGTAAGACTGTAGAGAACAAGATACTAAAGGGCACAGGTGCCCGTCCGTACCTTGATGAGCGCCACTATAATACCGACTACGCTATTAAGGAAGATACCCGTATCGAAGGGCCCTTCCTACGTGGACGTCTTCACACTATCAAGAAGGCTGATGAATCATCTTCTATGACTGACGTTGTGAACCGGATGTTAAATGGCGCTACTGAAGCACAAATGTTCAATCGTGACCCTATTGCTTATTTTAAGTGGGGTCCCAAGATTAGGGACTTTATTAATTCCCGTAATCGATTGATGGATGCTTCAGCACTTGCCGTTTCAACTAAGGGAATTGAAGAGGAGGAGTGACCTCCTCTTCACTTAGTGGAAAGCGGGAGTTTTACGTAAACATCGCCTTCACTGCGCGCTGCTCGTCGTTCAGGTCGAGTGTTTACTCCTTCCGTCGGCAAGCCGCCGTCTGGAAATCTCCGATTTCCATAAGGATATCATAATAGGGTTGCTAATTCCGGTATTCCGAAATATGCTGCCAAACCTAATACACATATCTTACAGATATCTATTGGCAGCGGTTTTGGTGTCGGTTCAGCAGTACTCATGGTATACTGGACCTCCTGAATAAGGTTGAAAGCCCTTGGCTTCGCGTTGTTCTGCAACAGAGTTTGCCAGCCCAACTACATAGTTGACATACATCTTGGCGATAGGTATGAATAGAGCCTTTGCGAAAGCACCTGCTGGATTTGTCATCACGGGTGTAGTTACCCATGTGTATGACATTACTTTCGCCCCTTTCTTACGAAAGAGACTCTTTTGCCGTTTACATATTTATAACGGCCTGTCTTTCCCTTTCGGGTCTTGAATGTTTTACCGTATGTCGTTGCCATACTTAGTTCCCCATTGGTGTTGCGTGCACACCCTTGTAGTCTCCGGGTGTTAATTCTATTAACAATCCGATAGTGTTGTTAGCGGATGCCGTTGTACGAACTTGCATTAATCCGCATGGTATGTTTGGAATTGGTCCCATCATAGCCATTGGGCTGTATGTGGAACTGATGTGGCATTCTCTTACTGGGAATGCACCTGTGTCGTCCGCTGGGTTTGTGTTTGACCCTACAAACTCCAGTGAGTACGGTGGATTATCGCCCTCATCTATTATCTCTGTTAAATTGTCCAATATTGCTGCTGGGCTTAGCAAATTGAACCCTGAGAATGGCGATTGTGTTGCTACTAAGTCATAACCAGCCTCTTGCACGGGCTTGGTTCTTACTTCTTGTAGACCTTCGATACAACTGATGTATCCATCATATGACGTATCGTGAGGTGATGTTTCGTTGGTTATTGAACTAAACTGGTGAGCACCTAATAGTCCAATTGCGTGGTCATCAAAGCGTGACCCGCCTTTATTGAATGACATATCGGCATATTCCCATTCAGCACCGTTATTTGCTCCGGTACCTAGTATTGCTTGACTGCCATCGTCATCTACTGACGGCCAGTCTGAATCGTATACGTGTTCCTTGTTCAAGTATACTTTGAAATCTGACCAACGTGGTGTTTGCATAT